GCGGGTTGACCAACGGACGTTCTTGGTGTGGCTGGATAGTGCGAAAGAGAAAATTGCATCTTGTTTAACGTGGAACTGACCCGCCAAAACAGATTGGAAAATTCCTTGACAAGTCAGGTAGATATCATAAACTTACTATAATTGGCATTACTTTTCACTTAAATCATGCTCCTGTGGCCCTGTGGGTCATCTGTTCAGACCGCCTCGGCGGTCTTTTTTTGAGGGCGTCTAGCTAGACGAAAACAGACATGAGAGGCAAAAAGACAGGCGGCCGCCAAAAGGGCGCAGCCAATAAGCGCACTCGTGAGATTGCCGATAAAGCTGTTGCGGAGGGCCTGACACCTCTCGAATACCTCCTGTCTGTCGTCCGCGACGAGGGAGAGGATCGTGCAACACGCATCGACGCAGCCAAGGCGGCGGCGCCGTTTATCCACCCACGCCTGGCAAACGAAACCGTGAAGCACACTGGCAGTATTGAGATCACCAAGATCAGGCGCGAAATCGTTCGGGCATGAATCGCCGTGATGGCTCAATCCTGCGCATCCCGACTGCAAAAATATTCGAGCCGTTACTGCAACCATCTCGGTACAAGGGCGCTCACGGTGGCCGTGGATCAGCCAAGAGCCATTTCTTCTCTGAGTCAGCGGTAGAGATATGTGTGCATTATCCAGGCACTCGTATTGTCTGCGTGCGCGAGGTGCAGCGATCCCTTAAGGAATCGGTCAAACGACTGATCGAAGACAAGATTCGGGAATTCGATCTGGGCTCAATGTTCGGTGCGCAGAACGATCAGATACTCACTCCGGGTGGTGGGGTAATCGTATTTCAGGGCATGCAGGATCACACGGCGGAATCGATCAAATCGCTGGAGGGATTTGATGTCGCCTATGTGGAAGAGGCGCAGACCCTGACCGCCCGGTCACTGGAAATGCTCAGACCTACAATACGCAGGCCAGGATCGGAGCTGTGGTTCGGGTGGAATCCGAGAAATGCCACCGACCCGGTTGATGAGTTGCTACGTGGTCAGGCGATCCCCAAAGACGCCATCGTCGTGAAGACGAGCTACCGCGACAATCCGTGGTTTCCGCCAGAACTTGAGATAGAACGACAGCACGACTACAAGCACAATTCTCAGCGGTATGCGCATATCTGGGAGGGGGAGTACGAGCCGCAGGCCATTGGTGCCATCTGGGATCGCGCGACGATCAACAGAAACCGGAGGGACCGAGCACCGGAAATGACCAGAGTGCTAATCGGTGTTGACCCATCTATCTCCAGTAAGCCAGGGTCCGACGAGTGCGGAATCGTGGCCGGAGGTCTTGGCGTGGACAAGCACGGATACGTCCTCGGGGATTATTCGATGAGCGGTACGCCGATGGAATGGGCCAGTCGTGCGATAGACGCCTACGATCTACACGAGGCCGATGCGATCGTTGCCGAGACAAACCAGGGCGGCGAAATGGTGGCGAACACAATACGTTCCGTGCGGCCTGGCATACGGATAATCGAGGTCAAAGCCACCCGCGGGAAACACGTTCGGGCCGAACCGATCTCCGCTCTGTACGGTCTCGATCGCATCAGTCATGTCGGGTCATTCCCGGAATTGGAGGCCCAAATGTGCTTGATGACAGCCGAGGGTTACGATGGTGAAGGATCGCCAGATCGCGTTGATGCGCTGGTCTGGGTGTTCACCGAGATGTTTCCGCGAATGACACAACGGGAGCGACCGGCGAATCGTCCCCTGCCGGCGCGGGCCAACAACCAATACAACCCACACCGGATGGGCCGGTGAAGACCGAGCGCGTCACGGTAACCACGGAAGCAGAACGAAAAAACGGCTGGGACGACGCTAGCCTGAGAAAGTACCTCGAAACCCGAAACAATGTGCAGGCCAGCCTGATCGACCCACGAAGCAACTCACGCCGCAAAAGACCGACAGAGCAGAATCATCGCTATAGACCGCATCGTTGGCGGGAATAACTCACAGGAGATAATAATGCCAGTTTATATGACAGTTTGGGAAACCGCCTCGGAGGTCGCATTGGGCGATCCGATCCAATTCACATCAGCCGCTATCGGTGGCGCTAACTCAGCCCCTATCTCAGGTTCTGGCCGTAAACGCAGGCGCGTGAGGCTCTATGCCGACGCCGCGTGCTGGGTAAAGTACGGCGCTAACCCCACTGCCACCGGCTCCACGGACGCCATGGCGCTTGGTGCTGACAACCCGGAATACATTGACATGGAAGTGGAGCATGTCCTGACCGCTATTGCGAGG